AATCTGTAGAGTTTTGGACTCGTGAGATTGCTTTTCTGAAAGAGTGTGAAAACAACCTCAACAAACCTGATAACTGGTTGTATCAAGAAATGTTCGGTGATACTCCTATCGCTGAAGAAGTTTATGGGGGTTGATTAAACCCTATCAGGCACATCTAGAATCGCCCCTAGATGTGCTATTTTTGTCTTTAGATACCAAACCACTGAGAACAATGAATTACATTCAAATCCCTGATTATGTCTATGAGCGTATGCTCAAGACACTTCAGAAAGGCATTGATGTGTGCTATAATGTAGATTACTCTTCTGAAATTATTGAACAATCTCCAAGTTACGCGACTGGTTATAGTCGTGCTACGATGCAGAATGTGATTGAAGACCTTATAAGATACAAAGAAGCAGCGAATTAAAGTTACTCACCTTCAAAGTGTCCTAGTAGTATATGATGAACCAAATGCAAATCCAACTCCGTCCCCATCAACAGAGAGCAACTGATGTGATGACCAAATATGATAAGGGTATCATCTGCGCTGTAACTGGTGCGGGTAAAACTCTTGTTGGTGTTGCTGATACTGTCCGTGAGTTTGCATCAGAAACTCCTAAGACTGTTGTTGTAGTTAGTCCTAGGATTTTGTTGGCGGAGCAGTTATCTCACGAATACCTAGAGTTTATTACCAATGCAAAGGTATTTCACTGCCACAGTGGAGAAACTCACTGGGAATCTTCTACTCGTCCTTATGAGATTCGTAACTGGGTGAATACTCACAAGGATTCGCACAAACTTATCTTCACCACATATCACTCACTCTCTCGTCTTCAGCAGGCAGAGATTGAAGTTGATACGATTCATATGGATGAAGCGCATAATAGTGTCCAAAAGCATTTCTTTCCTGCCGTAGAGTATTTTTCTAAGACTGCAAAGCGATTCTATTCCTACACTGCAACTCCCAAGAACTCTAATGTTGTTGGTAAACCTGGTATGAACTGGGGCGAAGTGTATGGTCAAATCATTGCAAATGTATCTGGTCCTGAGATGGTTCGTGGAGGTTACATTGTTCCTCCTAAAGTAGAAGTCAAGCAACTTCCTATGGTTAAAGGTCGTCAGGTCATCTTTGATCGCGATGCAGAAAATCTGATGGAGACTATTGATGACTATGGAGTAACCAAAGCACTCATCTGCGCTAAGACTACCAAGCAAATTATTGGTTTGATTTCTGAGACCGACTTCTGCAAAGAATTGGAGGATCGCGGTTACTCTTGGATGGTGATTACAAGTCGCACAGGAGCAATTATTGATGGTAAAAAAGTTAATCGTGAGGTATTTTTTGATGTCCTAAATGATTGGGGCAAGGATAATACCAAGAAGTTTGTTGTTATTCACCATTCTATCATTTGTGAAGGTATTTCTGTTTCTGGTCTCGATGCTGTAATCTTTATGCGTCCTATGGATTATATTGGGATTGCACAATCTGTCGGTCGTATTGTTCGTCTTCACCACGATGATGCTAAAGGTATCGCTGATGGAAAGATTACACCTGGAGCACTTGGTCAATATACCAAATCCTTTGCTCTCTGTGTGATTCCAGTCTACACTTCTGCTGGTATTTCAACTGCCCGTAAAGTTCAAGCAGTTGTTGATACCATCTTTACTAAAGGTGAACCCTGCATCTCTACTGTGAACCGCTAAATCTTAATGTGGGCAGCAACCTGTAAGTCTGGGGAGACGAGGTTGCATAAGTCCCACTCTTTTGCTATAATAAATAGATACAGTCATCCCCAGACTTACAATGAAAGAATACTACACCTACGTATATCTGCGTGAGGACAGAACACCCTACTATGTTGGTAAGGGCAAAAAAAGATACGGTAAGTATTATTCAAGGACTACTGCATTCCACGAGGGTATATCAATTCCACCAAAAGAAAGAATACTCATCCTAAAGGAATTTGATCTTGAATTTGATGCCTACAAGCACGAAATGTATATGATTTCTGTTTTTGGTCGTAAAGATCTTGGAACTGGTATATTGCATAATCGTACAGACGGTGGAGATGGTCACACCAATATGTCAGATTATGCAAGAAAGAGGTGTAGCGAAACACATAAAGGTAAGGTGCTCTCGGAAGAGACAAAACGCAAAATATCCTCAACAAGAAAGAAAAAAGGATATAAATGCAGTGAAGAGCAAAAACAAAAATACTCTAAAATGTATAGTGGAGAAGGTAATCCTAACTATGGCAAAAATCACTCCCAAGAAACTTTAAAAAAGATAAGCGAAGGAACACGCGGAAAGAATACAAAAACCAGACAATATATTACACCACAAGGAGAACTCATTAGCATAACAAACTTACGTCAGTATTGTGAAGAAAATGGTCTTAATCATATTTGTATGATAAACTTACACAATGGTCATGGCAAATCTTACAAAGGATACAAGAAAGCGCCGTTCGCAACTGAGTCCCACAGTAGACCCCTGCCCACCACTAGAGCAAAACCCTGATTTTTCTGCAATTCTGCCGCAGACGACCTACAACCCATCCGCCGCAAGGAAATCACCGATTTATGCGAAAGTATAGTGGACAAGTTGAACAAATTATCCTATAATGTACAAAAAGGAGGACAATGACGCTTGAGTTTCACAATCAAGATTGCATTCAGTTTATGAAGGGAATGGGGGATAATAGCGTCACACTGACGCTAACTGATATTCCTTATGATGTAGTCAACAACTATGAATGTGGTATTCGGGAGTATAACAAAGGTAATGCAGATGTTCTGACTTTTGATCTACAGTCTTTTATTGATGAGACTATCAGAGTTACATCAGGAAGCATCTATGTATTCTGTTCAACAGAGCAGGTAAGTCAATTGCGTGGTGAGTATGCGAAAGCAGGATTATCAACGCGACTGTGCATCTGGGAAAAGACAAATCCTGCACCTATTCATGGTGATAAGTTCTGGTTATCTTCCCTAGAATGTTGTGTATTTGCAAGAAAAGCAAAGGCAACATTTACCGAGCACTGTTCTTCCGCTGTGTGGCGTGAAGCAATCGAGAAGAATATCAAGCACCACCCCACACCAAAACCAGTCAAACTTCTGTCACGTTTGATTAAAGCATCCAGTAATGTTGGTGATGTTGTATTTGATCCATGTATGGGATCTGGTTCTACTGGAATGGCGTCAAAGGTCACAGAACGAAACTTTATCGGATGTGATCTTGACCCTGTGTATGTTCAGAAAGCGTCACAATGGATTGAAAGTATGACTGTATCTGAGATAGAATCACGTTGGAAGGGGGCAGGTATGCCCCCCACTATTGGACCCCTTGGTTTTTGATTATGACTGTTTCGCCTTTCACCCACAAGCGAGTTAAAGTCTCTGAACGTTTCTTCCTTAAGAACATTCGGGAAGAACTCAATCCATTGAAAAATAATGGTCAGGGTAGGCATCTTGAATATGATATTGATACTAATATTGGGTCATTTGACGCTCAATATTATACATCATCCAATCTACAGTTTGTTGACTTTATTTCTGTTCTGACACCTCAAGAAAGTGTAGTGCTTCCTGATGGAAAAAGAGATCATAAACTATTTTGGTCTCAGGTTAATTCAATGAATAAAGATATCAAGGTATTCCAAGATCTTGGTTATTCATTGAAACAAATCCTACACTGCCTTGAAGTATATGCAGCAAAAGGACTTAAACCTGGAAAGTTAATGAATGATAAGTACGATTATGTTGGTTATGTGAAGTACAAGGAACGCACCTGCAATATTGAAAACTATCGCGTTCTTGACTTGTCTGTATTGAGAAAAGTACCAACCAATCGTGTTACTGTTGCTTTTAACTTGAAAGATAAGTGGAACTCACTGAATGATCTTTATCATAGCGCATACATCAAATTCACACCCGCTGATATTAAAGCAGCGGATGTGACTGATAAGTTTATTGATCGCAGGAAAATTACTTACCCCTGATGTCCTTAAGGAGTGAGTCAAGTTTTGCCTTTGCAGTATTCTCTTTATTCTGTCTTGCTCTTTCGCGTCTTTGTTCTGGGGTGATACCTTTATCTGCTGCTTTATCTGCAGCAAGTTGACTTCTATACTTAGAAGATGCTTCACCTTTGTCTACACTTTCACCACCTTTTTTAGGTCTGTCTTGAACATGTCCTACAGGTGCATTTGATACACTCTGAACGTATCTTGCGGTCTTACCACCACCGCCAGTTCCCGCATTTCTTCTTGCTTCATCAACGTACATTTGTTGATATAGTTCCATCAATTCCTTGTAGGTTTTGTAATTCATTTTTTATTTTTTGAGTTTATAGGAGTATTTATGAAAGAGGGTTTTGTAGTCTCAGGTGGTTTATATGCAGCAATTCCTTATGGGAATCAATACATTATCATACACAATGGTCAGCAACTTGAGAAACTGTGTAGGACTGAAAGTTCAGCACGAAAATATATTGCAGATCATAAGAAAGGTAAGTCAATGGCAAAACTTCCCATCAATTAAAGTTAGTCACCTCCAAACTGTCATAGTAGTATGACAAGGCAACCAATGCAAAACAAGCACCTAGAACATCCTGAAGATGAAATCCTGACGGGTAATCTATCTGTTCTGGATTGGTTCAGTGCTGATTCTACTATCAGTGTCAAGATGGATGGTGCTCCTGCTATTGTGTGGGGCACTAATCCTGAGAATGGTAAGTTTTTTGTCTGCACCAAAGCAGCATTTAACAAGCAAAAGATACGCCTGTGCTATAACGAGGATGACATCTTCACTCATTTTGGTGGTCAACCTCGTGTAACGCAAATCCTCATTTTCTGTCTGGATTATCTTCCTCGCACTGAGAATGTGTATCAGGGAGATTGGATTGGTTTCGGTAAGGGTCTTGATACGTTCACGCCCAACACGATTACCTATCGCTTCCCTGAGATTGTGCGTCAGGAGATTATCGTTGCTCCCCATACTTACTACACTGGCGATCGCTTGCCTGAAATGGTAGCACACCCTATCACCAGCAAGTTTGCAAGCACCAAACAATGCCTGTTTGTGCAACCTAAAGCATCTATCTGCCCGTATCGTGAGGATATTGAAGACATCTGCAAGTTTGCTAGGCAAATGAGCACCCTTTGTGAGTTTGTGAGTGTAAAACAAGCAGCAGAACTCAAAAAAGTCATCAATTCCTGCATCCGTGAGGGTAAGGAGGTCTGCGAGCACGAAATCGCAGAAAATTATGATGTTGACATCAACCTGCTGCGTTTGTGGAAGTTGGTTGCATCCATCAAGATGGATTTGTTCTTCTTCATTGATGCTGACGACAGCATTTCGTGTGAGATTGATGGAAGAGAGTCTGTTCACGAAGGTTTCGTGATGACCAACAAGTTTGGCACTTACAAAATCGTTGATCGTGCAGAGTTTAGCAGACTGAACTTCACTCTTGAGAAAAACTGGGGGTGATTAAAGTTACTCACCTCCAAAGTGACATAGTAGTATCACAACTGAAATACCAATGACTCCAGAACAAAAGTTCCAAGAACTTTTTGAGCAAATGTATCAACTTTGTGAGGAACAGGGTTGGGGAGATCCATTCTCTTATGCTCGCTCCCGTGAGATTCATCTTGCTGGCATTCTTGGTCATAAAGTAGCAGAAACCTATTCGGGTGCTGATGCTGTGGATGATGATGGTGAGTGTGAGTATAAATCTACCATTGCCAATTCTATCAATGGGACGTATAATGGTATCAGTGTCCAGGATACTTGGGAAGAGCAGGAGCGTTATCTGATTGAGGAGAAACTTGGCAAATACTCTAATCACTACATTGCTCGCTATGATGGTGGCAAAGTGGTGGAAGTATGGAAACTCACTGGTAACGATGTGTTGATGATTCTTCTACCCAAACTCAAGAAAGATTGGGAGCGCAAGATTCACGGTAAACACAAAGATCCCCGCCTCTCTGGTAGTCTAACTAAGAAAGAAATCCAACAGTTTGGGACTCGCATTGTATGACGATTGATAGTGGCAAACTGATGTACTCTGAAGGTAACAACGACGAATGTTATACTCCTCCATACGGTGTTACTCCCATTCTGAAGTATATTCCCAAAGATGCAAAGGTTTGGTGTCCATTTGATAAGGAAGAGAGTGAGTTTGTCAAGCAAATCTCACAGACTCATAGTGTAGAATACTCTCATATTGATGAGGGTAAAGATTTTTTCACCTATGAACCATTCCATTGGGATGTAATTGTGTCCAATCCACCATTCACAAACAAGCGTAAGTTCTTTGAGCGAGCATTATCATTTGGCAAACCATTTGCGTTGATTATGACTAACACTTGGTTGAATGATAGTGCTCCCAAACAGTTGTTCAAGGATAAGGATTTGCAACTGCTAATGTTTGACAAACGGATGAAGTTTCATAGTCCTGATGGTCGTCCTAATGATAAGATCACCTTCAGTTCAAGTTACTACTGCTGGAACTTTTTACCAAAGCAAATTATTATGGAAGAACTTGTGATTCCTAAGAGTACATCAAAAGCAAAACTACCACTGGAATAAAGTTACTCACCTCCAAAGTGTCCTAGTAGTATGAGCACTCTCACAATGCAAGCACAAGCACAACAAACTATCGCAGAGAATGTGTATAAGAACACTCTGCTGCTGATTGAAGCACTGAAAGACAACTATCGCCAGTATTCTATTCGTGGACATCAGCGTTCTGTTGAGCGATTTGATGCAACTCCTGGGTATCATCAGCAGAAGATTGATGAACTCAAGTCTGGTAAGTGTGACATTGATTATCAGGTAGAGACTGGTAAAAAGTATCACAAAGTCATCTTTGTTGATGGTGGTGGACATCGTTCTGTTCATTGCTTCATTGATAAACAAAATGGAGGCGTTTTCAAGTCAGCATCTTGGCGTAGTCCTGCAAAGGGTGAGCGATACAATCTCCTGCTGATTAAGGACCGTGAGTGGTTGTTTGAGAACGCAGATTGGTCGGCGGGGTATCTTTACAAAAGGTGAAAATGTAAGTTACTTCCATAAATAATAGTGGAAGTAACCTAAACACAATTATGCCACATAAAGATCCAGAAGTTGCCAAACAGTATAGAAAAAACAAGTGGGCAAACTTAACACCAGAACAAAGAGAAGAACGGAGAAAGTATAAAAGAGAGTGGAGAGAAAGTAAAAAAGAACAGTTGAGAGAAATTGCTAATCAATACAACAAAGATAAAAAAGAAAAACTATTAAATCAGTTTGGTTCTTGTTGTTTTGCTTGCGGTTCAACTGAAAATCTACAATTTGATCATCTTGACAAACACAACAAAAGGGGAAATGTTACCACCATTCTTTATACCAGGGGATTTGATGAAGCATTAGAGGAAGCAAAAAAATGCCAGTTGCTATGTGATAAATGCCATCGCATAAAAACAACAATTCATCACGACAATCAATCATTACTTAATGGAACAAGAATTGCAAAAGTTGAATATAAAGGTGATGAAATCATCGTTACACTTAAATCCTCAAATGCCCTGTAAAGGTTATCGTCTTATTCGTTGAGTTAAAGTTACTCACCTCTAAAGTGTCCTAGTAGTATGAGCACTCCAATGAACTACCTTTGTATTGTTGATGGACTGGTAGAGTATGCTAGCACCAGTCCCTCAAACTTCGCACATTATCAGTTAATGTATGCTGAAGAGCACAAAAATGCCGATGTTCAGTATCTTACTCTCACAGACGAAGAATACGACGAAATGTTTCCTTATGAGGAGGATGAAGAATGAGGTTTCGTAACATTGAGTTCCGTTGGAGCAAAGTAAACAACAAATATGAACTCGTCAAGTGGCGTCAAAACACAATTAGTGAAACTTGTTATGTGATTGCTTTCTTTGATAAAGACAAAGAAGGTTATGATATGAGAACTGTGGGTGATAGATTCTTTGAAGATAAGGATGCTTGGTTCGTTGGGAAACACGCACTTGCTTTTTTGAATGATATGTTTAATGAACTTCAAAAGGAGGATGAAGAGTGAGCACAATCACGGATCACAAAATGACCTACACTATTAACGAACTTTCAGTCACAAAGTCCCTCAAACTTCTGTGTGATGGGTTCAAGAATGAAATTGCCACTGCTTTATTCGCAGATGAGCGCACAACTGAACTCTTTGCTCAACTGATTAGTGAGTTTGTAGAGACAAACATTCCTGTGGTTGATGATGAGAACCAGATGGAACTTTCTATGATGCTGTT